ATTCGTGCTGCTTCTGCTGCTGCTTTTTCTGCTTCAGCTTTTACTCGTGCTGCTTCTGATTCAGCTTGTGCTTGTGCTTCTTCAGCTTGTATTCTTGCTGCTTCTGATGCTGCTTGTGCTTGTGCTTCTTCAGCTTTTACTCGTTCTGCTTGTGCTGCTTGTGCTTGTGCTTCTTCATCTTTTACTCGTTCTGCTTGTGCTGCTTGTGCTTGTGCTTCTTCAGCTTTTACTCGTGCTGCTTCTGATTCAGCTTGTGCTTGTGCTTGTGCTTCTTCATCTTGTATTCGTGCTGCTTGTGCTGCTTGTGCTTGTGCTTCTTCATCTTTTACTCGTTCTGCTTGTGCTACTGCTTTTTCTGCTTCTTTTTCTCTAGATACTTCTGGATTTAATACAGGTTTATTTGATATCTTTTTAAAATTAGATACAGTAACTATTTTAGTTTCTTTGTTAGGTAATTTAATAGAAATATCCATATAATATATTATATATTATAAAATTTAATATAATGCGTTTAAATTTAAAATATATTTAAAGAGAATATATAATTAAAATAATATGGCAAATATATTATATAAATCGTTAGAAAAATATTATGATAATAAAGAAAATATAAATAAATTTAATGATTATGTAAATGGTGATAAAAAGATATCATTAAGGATAATAGATTGGTTTGTGACAAATTATTCAAAAAAATATAATGTATTTTATGAGGTTTATAAGGATGATAAAGGAAATATGACATTTGAACAAGGAGATAATAATAAATTACATAAACAAATTAATATATATCATGCTTATAAATCACAATTAAAATCATATCAAAAGAAAAAATTCGATCCATTTTGTAGAAAAGAACGAATAAATTTTAAATGTCATGAATTAGAGATTGAAACTACAATAGGACAATTAAATTTTTTTAAATGGGGTATAGATAATATGGTTTTAGAATATATTACTTTAAATTATAAAGATATTGAAAATGATATGAATGTTTGTTATAATAAAAATAAAAAAAATAAAAATGATATAGAGAGAAAACCTAGACAAGAATTATCAAAATCGGCATCAAGAGGTTTAAATTCTAATACACATAAAATCAGATTAGATTTTAATTAAATATCGTCTAAATCAATTTTAAAATTATCTTCTTCTTCAGATTCGCTACTACTTGATTTTTTATTTTCTAATATATTATCTTCATCATCAGAATCGGGCATATCAGTACTCCAAATAAATCCCATATTATCGTCATCATCATCAGAATAATGATTATCTACATCTAATTTAATAGATTTAGGAACTAATCCTTTATCTTTTAATTTTCTAGTTAAGTTTTCATCATAGTTATCTATGATATCACATACATTATCTTGCCAATCTCTTAATGATACTAATACAATTTCATTTAGATTAACAAATTTTCTATTTCTCATAGAACCACACATAATTGCCATACGTTCTTTACCATCAAAACATAATACATCAAATCTACAATTACCTTTACATTTAATAATTTGTGCATATTCTTGACCTGGTTCTTTCAATCTTAAATTTTTAGATTCTTTTTGTTGATTTTTATTTCTTTTATGTTTTTTACCACCTTTTGTATTAGGCATAATTATAATTACAATATATATTATAAAGTTCTTTTTAAATAAATTTGAATATTTAATATAAACTATTTTAAATATTAAATAATGTTCGCTTGTTTCAAGAATAGATCTAATAAGGTTTCGGATGAAATATCAGATTTAGAAGGTATTTTTGAACCAAGATCTGAAGATTTAAAAAAAATAAATATTGAAAATTATCAACCAATATCTATTCTTAAAAATGGAAGAGATAAACCTGTTAAACATAGAAGAAAAAGTATTTATCCTAAACAATCTAAGAAAGATGAAATTAGAAAAAATAAAATAATAATGGATGAAAAAAGATTAGAAAGAGAAGTTTTTATAGATAAATTTAATTCAGAGATTATTCAGTGTAAAGGATGTTTAGAAAATTTTAATCTAGGTGAACACCAAATAGTTATGAGTTGTTCAGGATGTAATGGATTCTTTCATTGTAATATAGCAGGTTCTTGTGTCGGACCAAATTGTTCTGTGATATTAAATGGTAAAAAAGAATCTCTTAAATATTGTATGAGTTGTGTAAATCCATATTTAAAGGTTAATATAGAAGATAATGGGGAATGTTTATGTAAATCTTGTGAAGATTTATCAAATATTCCAAATTATTATAAAGAAGTATAGTTAATTTAATATATAAAGATTTTTTTGTATATTATACTAATATGAAAAATATTTTAAATAAACAAGATATAACTGTTATAAAAATAATAGGTGACGGAAATTGTTTATTTGGATGTATTGTACAACAATTACATATGATTAAACATACTAAATATATATTAGATAATAATTATTCATTTAAAATGAGTAGAAGTAAATTATATGATGATGAATCTGATAAATTAAGACAAATTTGTATAGATTGGTTAGAAAATAATTTAAATTTTATATTACCAACTGGTTTAACTATTAAACAAGATATTGAAGATATTATATCAGATTATGATGATATAAATAGTGTAGAAGAATATTTATTAGAAATGAGAGGAAATAGATATGCAGGACAAATAGAATTATATGCTTTATCTAATATTTTAAAAAAAAATATTAGTGTATTTACAGAACATGAAGATAAATATTATACAATAGGTATGGGTAATATATATAATAAATCAAATAAAGATAATATATATTTATATCATAATATTATGGAAAATGATGATGAAGATGAATATCATTATGATTTATTATATCCTAAATCAAGAAGTGAAATAATATCAAAGAAAAAATATAGTGAATTATTATCTATGAATAAACCAATTACTAGACTAACTAGTATTAATAAAATCCACATAACTCGTCAGGGACAATCTACTTAGAATTTTTATCATTTTTTTTCTTCATCATTATTATTATTATTTTGATTATCATTATTTTGATTATTATTATTTTGATTATTATTATTTTGATTATTATTATTTTGATTATTATTATTTTGATTATTATTATTTTGATTATTATTATTATTTTGATTATCATGGATTGGTATAGTAGGTTTTGGTGTTGTTAAATTTATAGTTGGTTGTTCGACATCTGTCAATTCTATTTTTAAATCATTCGGAATAGATTTATTAATGATAGTTTTAGTGATATTGTCGGTAGATAATTTATTATTATTAGAATTATTCATGAAAGATTTCATTTCATTGGCGAAATCAAAAGTTTGTTTTTTCTTTTTGGTATTATTGCCTTTACCTTGAAATTCTTGTTCAATTTGTTTTCTTTTAATATTTTCGATTGCTTTACAAAAATCTTTGTATGCTTCTTTGGTGTGAGATTCATATTCTTCATATTTACCAGATAATCCAAAATATTGCCAACCTTCAGTTTTTAATTGTTCAACTACTAAAGAATAACTAAAATAATTTTTATCTAATGAAAATAATTGAAGAAATCCATTACTAATAGTTACTAATAAAGATATAGACCAAGAAGACCAATATGTTACTTGGTTAAAATGTCTTGGTAATTTTGTAGGATCCATTTGACCAATAGATAATATAGCAGGTAATAAAATAGAACCAGTAGTTACAATAAATCTAAATACATTATAATATTTTTTAGTATGATCTCTTTTTTTTTCATAATAAGATACTTCTTCTACGAATCGTGCTTTTAGTATTTCTTTATTATCTTCTAATTCATTAGGTAAATCAAGATTATCAATTATATTATTTATTTTTGATGTATAATCCATTTAATAATAATATATATAAAAATATATTAAATTATTAAATTAAAAAAAATGATATATGAATATTTAATAAAGATAAAAGATTTTTTTATATGGTTTTGTGATATAGAAATTCATAATGAAATATGGGAGGAATTAGGACCTATTTAACATAAATATATAATTTATAATTTATATATTATATTATATATATATTGTAATGAGTGATATAGAAGATGAAATAAAAAATAATTTAAATAAATTTGGTAATACTATTGTTAATGTAATAAAAACATTAGTAAAAATATTTTTAGGTTGTGTTATAATATATATTTTAATACAAAGATTACCGGAACATGGTGGTGATGGAGATCATGATTTATTTTTTAATTTAATAATAATAATTTTTATTTATTTAATGTTTTTAATGTTAGAGAGATATGGTTCAGAACCATATAATAGTATAATTGAGGGAGGTGATGAGTATGAATTTTCAGAAGTGACATGGGGAATGGTTTTTTGGTCTATTTTATCAGGTCTTGGTGTTTATAGTATTATATACATTGTTCAAAATTATAGAGGTAAAGAAATGCCATTATATTGGCCTATTCTTGTTGGATTATTAACTACGTTGATTATGATTTATATTATTTTGAATGCAGACAAACGTTTAACAAAACAATGTAATAATAGATCTGATTATGAGGAAGATGTAACAGATTGTCGTAGTTGGTGGTCTAGATACTCCACGTCAAAACCTGGTGGGGGAATGGGATGGTTTCAATTAATAATTGTACCTATTATTGCTTTAATTATTAAAATAGCATTTTATCCAAAAACCAATATACGTGAAAATCCAATTAAATTAGGAATTATTGTTTTTATCTTATCTGTACCTTATAGAATTTGGTTAGCATTATTATATGGAATAGTATCAACTGTATTAGGATATGATAAAGATACAACAAAAACAACAGATACTGTATTATATTCTGAGAAAGATCCAAATCCAATCAAAGATATTAAGATGAATGATAGATATTATATAATGTATTTAATATTATTAATTTTGGTATTTGTAACTATAATTATACAATTAACAAGTGATGTAGAATTTAAATATGAAAATTTTGTAGGTATTATACCTATTGAAAAATTACAAGGAACTACAGGATATTATTTTTATTATATTTGTAATATTATATTAGTATTATTTGTTACTAATAATTTTAAATCTGATTTAGATAAAATATCTGATAGTAGTTCTATTTATAAATGTACTTGGTTTGATAATGAGCCTACCAATGAACAAATATATACAAATAAAGATGGTGAATGTGTATATCCTGATAAAAATACATATGAACCACCTATATGTAATAAGAAAGAGATATTAGGTTGTGAAATGTCAGATAAACCTTTACTAGGTTGTATGGTAAATACAAAGCAAGAGGAAATATATAAATATATGTTAAGTGAAGTTAAAGAACAAATAAATCACGATGGTAAAATTAAAATATATAAAGAAGGTGATAAATATGTTTTAGCACCTAAAGATGGAAATACAATAAAATTAACTGATGAATGTAGAAGTTCTATTGAAAAATGGTTTGATGAACATAATGCTAATTATTTTGATGATGATGGTGGAAATGTAGTAGAAGGAGGAGAAGGAGAAGGAGAAGGAGAAGGAGAAGGAGAAGGAGAAGGAGAAGGAGAAGGAGAAGGAGAAGGAGAAGGAGAAGGAGAAGGAGAAGGAGAATCACCCTAATTCATGTTTCTAATTGTAATAATAATGGATTTATAATATAATATAATATAATAATATATATATATATATGGGTAAAAAATTAAAATTTCCTAAAAAATTTTCTAAAGAATTGTTTGAAGATGGAAAGGATAGGTTTTTTGGTAAAGAAAATATAAAAAGTGAAAGAACTGATAAGATTAAAGAGGTATTAAAACCAAAGATTAAAAATGTTAGTGAGAAATTGAAAAATATAAATAAAAATATAGAAGAAAAAAGTATAAAAAAAAAATTATATGAAAATACATTAGATAAAAAATCAGTTATAAATAAAATAGGAATATTTAATCCACGTACATATAAATATTTATCATTTGCAATAACATTTATTTCAATATGTTGTATAATATTATTGTTATTAAATAAAAATATATTTTATTCATCTCCTATTTTTACGAAGACTAATGAGATAGATATAAAAATTAATTCTACAATATTTTATTTATATACAAGTGTAATATTTTTAATAATTTTACAATTATATATTTTGAAAGAAAATCATTCTACAATGGAATTTACGATATTTTTTAAAATTATAAATGGATTAAATATAATATTAGTTATAGGTTTATCATATTTTATATATAAAGAAATACATAATTTAAATGATACTTGCCCTAATCCTAAAATACGGATATGTAAAGCGGCTAGTTATGGTCAAGGATTAAATGATATAGAAGATTGTTCAGAAGGACCATACGAATGTATTGATAAAGATAAACGTGATTTATATTGTATTTATTCAGATCCTGATAATCCAGATCCTGATGAATGTAATAAGAGAATATTCAATGATAATTTTAATTATATAAGAAGGTGTGTAAATTATGAATGTCCAGAAGGTTTTGAAAAAATAGATGAAGATCAAATAGAAAATTCAGGTGAATGCGGTAATGATGATGATGAATGTAATACAATGTGTTGCATACAAGCACCAGAACCTGTACCTGTACCAGAAACAGAAACAGAAACAGAAACAGAACAAAATAACAACACACCTGATTCGGATATTTTTACACAATTATTTAATGATTTATCATCTAAAATTGAATCAATACAGGATAGATTAAAAGGTTTAACACCGGGAGAAGGAATACCTGGACCGGTTGGACCACAGGGACCCCCAGGTGAGAGAGGACCGACTGGGACACCAGGTAATCAAGGACAAACAATAATTGCTGGAGGTCAAGGAGAATTTAAATGTGATGATGGAACACCCTGTTCAGCAGGTAAATGTGATGATAAAGGTAAATGTGTTGAAAATTTTACTTTAATTTCATTACAAGATAAAATAAATTTACAGAATAAATATAATAAAAATAATAAAGCAAATACTTTAATGAATAATTTAGAGAAATATTTATTAAATATATAAATAATTTAGAGAAATATTTATTAAATATATAAATAATTAAAGATAAATATATTTATTAATATAATATGTGTGGAATATTTTCTTATATTGGTAATAGTTATTCTAAAGAAGAATTATTAGATAATTTTAATAGAATTGTTAATAGAGGTCCTGATTCATCAAAAATAATAAGTGTTAATGATGTAATATTAGGATTCCATAGATTAGCAATTAATGATTTATCTGAAGATGGAATGCAACCATTTATAGATAATAATGATATATATTTAATATGTAATGGAGAGATATATAATCATAAGAAATTATATAAAGATCATTTATCTGAATTTAAATTAAAATCTAATTCAGATTGTGAAGTTATTATTTATTTATATAAATTATTTGGAATAGAGGAAACTTGTAGAATGTTAGATGGAGTATTTTCATTTGTTTTGTATGATAAATTAAAAAATAAAGTATATGTAGCGAGAGATCCATATGGTGTAAGACCATTATTTATTGGTTATACACATAATTCAGAAATGTTTATATGTTCAGAATTAAAAGGGATATATGATAAATGTATATATATAAAACAATTTAATCCGGGTTCATATTTAGAATATAAGGATAAGGATAATTATGAATTAAATAAATATCATAATAATAATTTTATAATAAATAAATTTCAACCAGAAGATTTTATTTTAACATGTATTAGAAGTAAATTAATAGGAGCAGTTAAAAAAAGATTATTATCAGATAGACCTATTGGCGCTTTATTATCAGGAGGATTGGATAGTAGTTTAGTATCTGGAATTATATGTAAATTATATAAAGATAAATGTATTAAAAATAAATTACAAACATTTTCTATAGGTTTAACAGGAGCTACAGATTTAGGATATGCTAAATCAGTATCAGATTATATAGGTTCAGAACATCATACTATAGAATGTACAGAGGATTCATTTTTAAAGGCAATAAGTGATGTAATATATAATATTGAATCATATGATACGACAACTGTAAGAGCAAGTGTAGGTAATTATTTAGTAGCAGAATATATTAAACAAAATACAGATATTGTAGTATTATTTAATGGGGATGGTAGTGATGAACAATCAGGATATAAATATTTAAGAAATGCTCCAAATTCAGATTCATTTAATAATGAATGTAATAAATTATTAAATAATATTCAATATTTTGATGTTTTAAGATCTGATAGGTCAGTATCGAGTAAATGGAGTTTAGAAGCAAGAACACCTTTTTTAGATAAAGAATTTGTTCAATATTATATGACTATTGATCCTAAATTAAAAATGTATAATAATGAGAATGGATTAATAGAGAAATATTTATTAAGAAAGGCATTTTCAGGATATAACATTATACCTGATGAAGTATTATGGAGACCTAAAGAAGCATTTTCTGATGGTTGTTCATCTGAAGAAAGGTCATGGCATAAAATTATTCAAGAACATGTTGATAATTTAATATCTGATGATGAATTTAATTTAAATAAAAATAAATATAAAATAAATCCACCATTATTAAAAGAAAGTTATTTTTATAGAAAAATATTTAATAGTTATTATCCAGGAAAAGCAAATATAATACCATATTTTTGGTTAC